ATGACAAAACCTCAGTTAAGGCGCCCCAACAAATACAGAGGCTGGCAGATTTTCAGGGACCACGACGGCGATTGGCGCTGCTATCACCGCAAGACGCGGGTGAAGATCGACTGCCGAAAATTCGAGCCATACACACTCGCGTTTGACATGGAGATTCACCGCATCAACGAGTTGGTCAATGAAAAGCAGACCAAGCCAGGGACGCTGGGTATGTTGATAACCAGGTACCGAGAAAGCGTCAGGTTCCACACCGAACTGGCTCCTCGAACGCGCGCCGACTATCAGAAATGCTTCGACTACCTTCAAGCGATCGAAGACACTCCTCTGGACCGTTTCACGCCTCCCCTGATCGCGAAGATCCGCGACAAGGCGCTGGAGAAGCGCAAATTCCGCTTTGCCAACTATGTGCGCTCTGTCCTGTCGGTGATCTTCGACTGGGGAATTGAGTATGGGTATACGAAGGACAATCCAGCGGCCAAGGTGAAGCCCGCTCGACGACCCAAGAGCCTGCCTGACGCCAACCGACCATGGACCGACGCTGAGCGTGAAACCGTTCTCGCCGCCCTGCCATCTCATATGGTGCTGCCGATCGCGCTGATGATGTTCTATGCACTGGATCCGCAGGATGCGCTGGACCTGCCCAGGTCGGCGATCACACAGGCCGGGCTCGACACACGACGCAACAAGACCGGCCAGGCGATTTACCTGCCGCTGTTCGAGCCTGTCTCTGAAGCAATGGCGAATGCACCGAAGCATGATGCGCTGACGTTGTGCGCCAACAGCAGGGGGATGCCCTGGACCTATAATGGGTTCAGCACGAACTGGAGCAAGCTGAAAGGCAAACTGGAGGCCGAAGGCGTGATCCAGCCCGGGCTGACACTAAAGGGTCTCCGGCACACGGTCGCAACCATCCTGGCAGAGATGGGCAAGGACCACGGGACGATTGCCCTCGTGCTTGGCCACGCCACTGTAGGGGGGTGTTACCTTCTGGACACGGACAAATCCGGACCGATCAGCCCTAACCGCCTGTGAATCAACGAGAGATTGGCCGAAACTCTAACGGCGATCCCAAACCGGAACGCAATCGACCCCACAAAAGTGAGATTAAACTGCGCGATCTTCTGGACAGATTCACGCATTCGCCTCGCATTGTTCTGCCAATCGCTCTGACAAGAACGCATTTAGGCAGAACCGCGCTGGAAAAGGGCCTCTCGCGCCGAAAGCAGCCCATCAAGATCGATCGGACCTGACGGACCTCCGTCCACCCTGCCTCGGCGACGATGGCGCGGCCGCTGCTTAATGGTGGGAACTGGCTTCCCACCTCGGCGGAAGATTTCCCACCATTGCTAGATGATTGATCTGACTAGATATTTTTGATGGCCGGGGATGTCCGGCCGGGTTTTGTGGTGGGAAGACCAAAAGTCCCTCTCCGGGCGGAGGGCACGCATAATGCTGTCTATTCACAGCTGCGTGATTGCGTTCGAAAACGCACCTTAAGGTTAAGTGCATACCATGATGCACGCAAACCCTTGATAGTCAAAAAAGCCGCATGGTGTCCCAACTAGGCAGGGCATACGACGCCGTTACAACCGCCCATCCCCTTACAATCATCAGGCCGAACGTTTGCCAGTGCCGGGTTCGGCAGTTGCCTGCTGCAAACGGCGCTTTAAGCGCAACTCGACTTGGGGAAGAACCGCCATAACCTCCTCCTTGTCGTTAACGTCATCGACGACCGCAACAAGGTCATTGTAGAGGCGGACAGCCTCACCGCTCAATCGGCGCGCGGGAGGTTTTTGACCCAGGTCAAGATAAATGCGCTGAACGCTATCTGTTAGGATTTCCAAGATTTCAGCGTTGACCTGGCCGGGGGGACGATCCCGGTCAGCTTCGAACATGGCTCCCTTGCCGGTCACCACCCAATTGATGTCGATATTGAAGACGGCACGGTAGGAAGCCAGCACGTCCGAATCAGGAATGCGATCCCCACGCTCGTAGTTTGCGAGCGACGCCTTACCAATTCCCAAACGTAGACAAAATTCCTCGCGCTCCGGGTCGCCGAAGTGCGTTCGGATACTCCTAAGCCTTTTGCCTAGTTGAGTTTTTATCACTTCCGGCCGAGCCAATTGCGCACCCCCATTAAACTCCATTTGAGATTTACAAAATCTCATTCGTAGTTTAATTATGCATTCCAGTGGCTCGCTTATGCGGTCCACGATTGTACATCGAGTTCCAACAAAAGGCGGGTGCGCCAACACCCGCCAAACGCCGGGAGAAATCCAAAATGAAGCCCAAGCTAGACTGGCACGACATCAAATCGGAGCTTCACCGCCGCAGCATGACGCTAACGAAGCTTGCCGAACTTAACGGCCTCGACCCAACTGCCTGCAGAAAGGTCAAAAGCCACACCAACCGAAAGGCGGAAGCAGTCATAGCAGCGTTCATCGGGCGCAAGCCGGAAGAACTCTGGCCGGACCGCTATCCCATTCAGACATCCCGCATCTTTGATAGCAAGAAATGGGCAGCGTTAGAAAGTCAAAAAGCGACCACCTCCGCTGACACGAGGAAAGCAGCATGAGCTCCCTCTCGTCAGCTAAGATCGCGCCGTCTGACAACGGTGGCGGCTACTTCGAAAACCTGCCGCGCTACGCCTTGCCAGCACTCCAGACTGCATTCGATCGCACCAAGTCCCGCCAGTACAAATCGCAGGCCATCCATACAGGTCTGAAACGGGATCTGCATGAACTGGGGGTCGAGCCCCCAACCTTTCCCATTCTGAACGAGTGGATCGACGGCATTCTGCATGGCCGGATCGAGCGGCCACTTGGCGCGATTGCCACCAATGCCGAGCCTGCGACCTCCCCCACCGCAGAGCCTGCGCCTGCGGAGCTGTTCACGATGCTAACGCCAGAGACATGGCGGCACACGGCGAAAGCCGACGAGAACGCGCTTAGCGATCTGGTGGCACGGGTGATCGATGAAAAAGCCGCTGCTCTCCAGACTGACGCCCGGCGCTACGCACAACTGCTCATTGCCGAGCAGCTGCGTGAACTTGCCGACGAATTGGAGGCAAGCGGCTCATGAGCGTTTTTCAAACCTTCCTGCTTGGCGGATTGGCTTTGAATGGCGGCGCCATTCTGGCGCTCTGGCTGATGCATCGCGGGCACATCAGCAGCCGCCCCATTTTCCGCCTGCTGTTAGTCGGCGCGATTGTTCTCGCTTTGGGCTCTGGGCTCCTTCTGATCATCGGGGTTCCCCTGATCTGATGCCTGCCGCGCCTTCACTTCTCCCGCGCCGATCCGGTCTTGCGTCCTGCGCGGGGAACAGCGGAGCCGCCGTCCTCCAGAGGCGGCTCCGCACCACAATCTCACTCTTCGCCACATAGGTTCCTGCATGACCAAGCATACGGTGCTCCAAATTCCCGAACTCCGCGTCCTGATCCAAGACGTCAAGCTTTCCGAAATTGATATCCCCGAGGACCGCGCCCGCGACTTCGACCCTGCCGAGGCAGAAGCCCTCGCCCCAATCATCGCAATGCAAGGCCTCCAGCATCCAATCCGCATCCGCTCGCACGGAAATCGCTTCATGCTTGTTGCCGGGCTCCGCCGTTTGGAAGCGGTCCGGCTCAACGAATGGCAGAGCATTCCGGCCACCGTTTCGACCGCCGACAATGACGCCGATGCCCGCATTGAAGAGGTAATGGAAAACCTCGCCCGGCATGAGCTGAAAGTTCTCGACCGCTGCCACCATCTGTACGAACTGAAACAGGCCTATGAGCGCCTTTATCCGGCGATGAAGCATGGCGGCGACCGCAAGTCGGAGATCAAGAGCCCAAATTGGGCTCTTGATCCTGAGCAGCCAGAAATTTTCGGTTTTGCCAGGGCCACCGCCGAGAAATTCGGAATCAGTCAAACCGCGATCAAGCTGGCCGTTAAAATCTGGAAAGACCTTTCCGTCGCCTCCCGCACCCGTTGCGCCGGGACATGGCTTGCCGACCATCAAGCCGGTCTCAAGCAGCTTGCCGAGCAGACACCTGTCAATCAGGCCAAGGTTTTGGACTTGCTTTTTTCGGAGCCGCCCAAGGCGACAAACGTTCCGGACGCCCTGACGATCATCGAGAATGGCCGGGTTCTGACACATGATGAGCGGAAGTTCGCAGCCGTCAACAAAGCCCTGTCGAAGATGCCGGAGAAGGCACTCAATTCTGTCGTTGAGGCGCAGGCCGGACGGATCGACGCCCGGCTTGCCGAAATGAAAAAGTCCATCGCCGTCCTCAGCAAGTTCTTCGCGGATTTGCAGGATGACGAACTGGATAACGTTGTCGCCGACCACGAAGAGCGAATTATCGCCTCGCTGAAGCGCCGGGGTCGCATCTAACCATGACCAAGCGCCGCGATCTCAACACGCTGGACCTGTTCCGCGACTATCAGCCACCAGAAGTGGCCGCACGTTTTGAACCGGATGTCGCCAAGGGCGGCACCTTGGATGTCAAGATCGCGCGGGTGCTGTCCGAGGCGATGTCGATGAGCGGGAAAACGCGGGAGCGGATCGCGGCGGAAATGTCCGAATATCTCGCCCAGAACGTCACCGAGAACATGCTTGATTGCTACGCTTCACCCGCGCGGCGGGATCACAAGATCACGCTTGAACGGCTGATCGCCTTGGTCGATGTGACCGGCTGCTACGAACTGCTGGGCTTCATCTGCGAATTTTCCGGATTTGTCGCCGTGCCGGCGCGCTATGCCGAAGTCATCCAGCTTTGGCAGACCGAAGAGCGCCTTGCCGACTTGGAGCGTCAACGGCAGACGCTGCGCGGCCGGGTCGGAGGTCTGCTGAAATGACCTACATGACCGCGCAGGAAATCGCTGACGCCGCTGTTCGGTTGAAACTCAAGGTCATGCCGCAAACGAAACGTGGGGTGCAGGAGCGCATCAAGGCGCTGGAATGGGACAAGACGCACCATTGCAAACCACGCCCCGGCAGCATCGGCGGCGGCGGGCTTGAATACCATATCTCCCTTTTGCCCGACACCATGCAGGCAGCGCTTCAAGCCGAATTGAGCCGCGAGATCGTCATCGCCGATCAACAGGTCCGGAAGGCGAAGGAGATCGCCAAGCGCGAGGCACTTTCTACGAATGCACTCACGGCACGGCAGCGCGAGGTGATGAACGCCCGTTCTGCGATCCTGTCGGCGATCGAGGTGCACCAGATTTCTAACGGCATGTCGCAGCGGCAGTCCATCCAGCACTTCCTTGCCGATCCGTCACTTTTTGACATTTCCGGCAGCATGATTGTCCGCGCGAATGATCGAGCAACCGCCAAAGCGTCCCTCAGCCGTTCCACGATCTATGAATGGTTCAAACTGCGAGATGGACGAGGGGTTGTGGCACTTGCTCCCCTTCCTACGAAGGAGAAACAAGAGATTCCTTCATGGTTCTGGCAGTTCTTCCGATTTTACGCACAGCCGCAAAAACCTTGCCTGACGGACGCGCTCAATAATTACCACAAGGCGCTCCCAGCGCACATCATGCCGCCGAACTACGATCAGGTGCGCCGGTTGATGGCCCGCCTGGGCAATGTCGAAAAGCACCGTGGGCGGGAAGGACACCTGACCCTGAAAAGCCGTCAGGCTTACGTCATGCGTTCGACGGCTGACTTGTTGCCGACCTGCGTCTACACGGCCGACGGCAAAACCTTCGACGCGGAAATCGCACATCCGATCCACGGCCAGCCTTTCCGCCCCGAGATCACGTCGATTGTCGATGTCGCCACCCGCCGTTGCGTCGGCTTTTCCTTCGGCCTTGCCGAAAACACCATCGGCGTTGTCGATGCCCTGCGCCATGCCTGCGAACAGAATGGCATCTGCGCCATCTTCTATGTGGACCGTGGACCGGGCTTCAAGAACGATGTTCTCGACAATCAGTTGACCGGCATCACCGAGCGCCTGGGCATTACCAAGCTGCACTCCCTGCCGCAAAATTCACAGGCACGCGGCATCATCGAGCGGTTCAACGGTTCCGTCTGGAACCCGCTTTCGAAAGAGTTCGACACCTATATCGGCGCGGACATGGACCGGCAGGCGCGGCAGCGTTCGTTCAAGGAAACCCGCCGCGACATGAAACAGATCGGTACAAGCCGCCGCCTGCCAAGCTGGCAAGAGTTCATCATCGCCTGCAAGAACGCGGTGGCATCCTACAATGCAAAGCCGCATGCCGCGCTGCCGGACGGAATGTCACCAGATCAATACTGGCAATATCACGTCTCTACCGGCTTTGAGACCGTTCCGGTTCTGGAAGCTGAGAGTAACGATCTGTTCCGGCCCTACGTCAAACGCCGCACCCGCCGCGCCCTGATTGAGTTTCTGACCAACAGCTATTTCCACCTCGCCCTGGAAGAGTTCGACGGCGACGACGTTCTCGTTGGCTACGACATTCACGACGCCACCAAGGTTTGGGTCCGCGAGATCGACTGGAAGTCCGGCGAAGAGCTGATGGGCCGGCTGATCTGCGTTGCCATCTTCGCCGGCAACGAGGAACGCTACATTCCGTTGACGATGGAACGCGCTGCGATCGAAAAGCGAGCGGCCTCCCGCGCCCGGCGGCTCAATGACCATCTGGCGGAAGTCGAAGCCGAACTGTCACCAGGCCGGTTCCTCGAAGCATCATCCATGCCGGTCATCGACCTTGAACCGATGCCGGTTCCGGTGAGCAACGTCACCGCCATTTCCGACCATCAACCAGTTTTGGCCCCCGAAGCCATCGACGTTCCGCGCCGCAAGACATTCGCCACTGACGAAGAGCTTGCAGCCTGGGCGCTCGAAAATCCGGAAAACCTAACGGTCAATCAGGTGCGGGTTTTGCGTCAATGCCTCCAGAGGCAAACCGCGATCGACCTTTTCAGACTGTCAGGCATCGACGTGGACGCGCTTCGAAACCTCATCCGCGCCGCTGCCTGACATCACATTAACGAGGAAGTACCTAGCATGAAAAACGTATTTGTCGAAACCAGCAACGTTAAACGCTTTCTGTCCGCGCTTTCGGCGCTTGAAGAACGCGGGGCACAGGAGGCTTGCCTAGTCGTTGTTGATGGACTGCCGGGCCTTGGGAAAACGACGACGCTCAAACATTGGGTCGCCCAAAACGGCTGCATCTATCTACGAGCCAAGAAGGAATGGACACCGAGCTGGTTCATGAACGAACTGCTCGAAACGCTCCGGGTTGACCCACCGCATTCGTTTCAGAAGAAGTACGCCAAGGTGCTGGAAGAGCTTGCCACGCGGCAGGGCATGGCCAGCATGGAACGGCGGATTTTCGGTCTGGTGATCGATGAGGCCGACCACGTCTCATCACGCGCGGCAATCCTCGAAACCATCCGCGATATCTCCGACATGATTGAGCTGCCGACCATCCTTGTCGGGATGGGCCGGGTCAACGACAACCTCGCACGGTTTCCGCAGGTCGCTTCGCGCGTGTCGCAGAAGGTGCGTTTCGAGAAGGCGACGAAGGACGATGTCCGTCAGCTCGTTAGATCACGTTGCGAGGTTCCGGTAGCCGACGATCTTATCGATTTCGTCCTGACCGTTAGCCAGGGCTTCAATCGTGAAGTCCTTGAAGCCATCGCCAACATTGAACGCTTCGGACTGCGGTCGGAACCGGGCGAAGGCGGAGTCACGGTGGCCGATATGGCCGGCCTCGTCATCGTCAACGATCGCCGCACCAATCAGGTGATCAAGGTTCCGGGTGCGCTCTGATGGACGCCGCGAAACTTGAGCCCGGCGAAATCCCGACCACGATCCTGCACCACCTCTGCGAGGGAGAATGCCAAACGATCGATCAGATCGTCAACGCACTAGGACTGACCCACCGTCAGGTATCGAACGGCGCCGGGAAACTGATCCTGCGGAACTATCTCGAACGGGTGGAAATCGGTTGCTACCAGCTCACCCGCGATGGACTTACCGCCAAGCACAACGGAACCGTCATCACATCCGGCCCTTGGCGGCCGGACACGGCAGGCACCAGAAAGCCCGTTAGGGACACGTTCCGCCAACGGCTCTGGACGGCCATGAGGATGTCCGGCGCTTTCACCATCGGCGAGCTTGTCATGGCAGCGTCGCGTGATGACGCTGATCCCGAGAACCATACCGGGCGATATCTGCGTTACCTCAAGGCAGCAGGGTACGTTGTGGAATTGCCGGTGCGTGCCAAGGGGACACATCAGACGTCCAACGGCTTCAAACGCTACCGGCTGCTGAAGAATACTGGCCCGACAGCCCCTCTCTATCAGGCGAAGCGCAAGTCCCTCCACGACTACAATTCCGGGGTGGACGTTCCATGCAACAAGCCACTTTGATTGACCTACCGGACCCGGAGTGGATGGACGTTTTACGGGCCGAGGCCGAGAAGCCGAACACCACGAAACAGGCCATAGCCGACGCCCTGGGCGTATCGCGCACCGCGATCTCCCTTCTGATCGCGGGCAAGTACACCGCCCGCACGGACAAGGTGACCCGGAAGATCGCCGACAAGGTGATGGAGCTTTACGCGCATCGCCGCTGGTGCCCGCATCTTCACCGGTCGATCACGCCAACTGCCTGTGCGGAACATCGATCCATGCCGATGCCGATGAGCGATCCGGTGGCCCTGCGCCATTGGGTCGCCTGCAAGAATTGCCCCCAAAATCCCGCCAGCAAGAAGGACCAAACCGATGCTGTCTGACGCGTTGCATACCATGCGTGAACGGTTCTCCAGCGGCGACATTGGTGCTGATCTTCACGGCGTCACGCTGGCGCTCCGCGCCTTCGAAATCGAAGCGCGGAACATGGAAACCCGTATCGAGATTTTCACCGGCCGTCCGCACGTACCGCTCGACGGCAATCTGATCACCGCGCCGGTCATCGATCTCCACGGAGGCGCCGATGCTCTCTGATCTGCTGACCATGCTTCGCGATCAGATCGCGCAATACCGCCACGATGGCGTCATGGCCACTGCTGACCAGATCGTCACTCTCGCGGCCGTCCTCACCTACGCGGCAAACCAAGCCGCCCTGATGGAGCGCCGCGCCGCCGCCATAGCCGACCGGGACAGCAACGTCGTTGCTCTCCCGAACCGCAATACATCCCAACAAGGACCGAAGAAATGAAGCTCGCCATCTCTCTCACCATTCCCGTCGAAGACTTCCACGGCGTGCCCTACGTGCGCCTGGCTAAAAACGAACTCAAGGCGCTCAGCGCTATCAAGCCGGAGCATATCGAAGAGGACGAGCTGGTGCGCCGGCTCTCGGCGAAAGCAGTGGAGATCAACGAGCGACTCGCGGCCTTCCGCACCGAAGTCTTTGATGAAGTCATGGCTTATCGCGATCTGCTTGCCGAAAAATACGGAGTAAAACGGCGCGGATCGAAGGGCAACATCACCCTATCCACCGTGGACACGACCCTTCGCCTACTGATCCAGGTTGCCGACACTCTGACGTTCGGGCCGGAGCTTGAAGTCGCGAAAGAGATCATCGACGAGTGCATCCGTCGCTGGTCTGACGGTTCCAGCGACAATATCCGGGCGCTGGTCGATCAGGCGTTTCAGGTCGATAAGGTTGGAAAGATCAATGCCGACCGCATCCTTGCCCTTCGTCGCCTCAAGATGACGGACGAGACCGGGCAATGGGAAAAGGCCATGGGTATTATTTCGGATTCAGTCCGGACAATGACCTCCAAGGAGCATGCCCGGTTCTATTCCGTTGATCGAGACAGCGGCGATCAGACGCGCATTGCGCTCGATCTCGCCAACGCGTGAGCGCTGCCATGGCCAAGACCGAACGCCACGACAATGATGCCGCAATGAACAGCATCGCGCCCGCAGGCCAAATGGGGGACGAACGATGAAAGGTTGCAGCTACCCCTCAAGGGTGGACCGACGCACTCAGCTCTTTCAGCGTGTGAGTGTCAGCGAGAAGTTGAACTTTCAAGATGACCTTTGCTCTAGGAGGCCAGTCGCGCAAGATGTCATCGTCCGGGCCAGCAAAAATTTTCAGTTGAAGCGTATGAGGACTTTTGCTTCTGTCTTCCCAGCCACGAAGGGGCATAGGCCACCTGAATTGTCCGAGAGCAACGACTTCTCCGTCAAGTTTTGTCTCATGCAAACCGACATTAGTGGTGAGATTGCTTGCAATTCGATGGACAAGCATGCCTCTACGGTTCCAGTTTACCACCCTTACGACCATGATACGGGAATCGTCCAAGTCCGGTGTGACATCGATTGTGGGCAGCGCGTCGCCAAGCTGAAAATCGGTCTGGCGCCGCACATGCCTAAGTTGTCGGTAAAGCGGCAACATAGTCGCACCTGCAACGATCGCCGCCACCCAGCCGCTCAACGCTCCCAGCCAGTTTCGAACTCTTTCTTCAGTAAGAGCTGGGCCGATCACGCCCCAAACGTGGCTTGCGTAAGCGAAAATATCAATGATCACCCCCAAGGCAGCTGCGCCAGCAATGAAAAACCATCCCGCTCTTGTCATGAAGTTCTCCATGCGACCTTACGACCCAGCGTAGCGAGTATGGCTGCTGTGAAGCAACATGATATTTGCCAGCCTCCTTTACAGAAGGCGTCATCGTGATGGATCGCCTTTCCCTCAATCGGTTCTCGATTTTGCAGGATCAGGGAAATTGCCCTGCCTGCGGTTCCCTCGCTTGGGTCCATTCTGGCGACCAAAAGCTGTTCACGGTGCTCTACAAATGCGGCGCGGTTTTCGATGTGAAGGCGGGCGCTTCCATCAGGCATCTAACCCCATGCCCGGCGCCGTCAGCAGTGGCGGCCGCTGCGCTGGAGCGAGCCGCCATGGCTATGGCTAAGGCCGGCCAAGACATTAAGATTGGAGGTGCCGCATGAACGCAACCGCAATCATCAACATCGCCCGCCAACAACTCGGCATCGAAGAGGAAGCCTATCGCGCACTTCTCGTTCGGGTGACCGGTCTTGCCTCTCTCAAGACCATGTCGGCACACCAGCATATTGCTGTCATGGACGAAATGAAGCGGCTTGGCTTCCGCCTCAAGAAAGGCGGGCGAACCCTGCCGGTGGCGACCAAACCGTATATCCGGCTGGTTCATGCGCTTTGGCGGTCTTGCCACCGGAAGGGTGTGATCGCGGACGGCTCCCGGCAGGCGCTCCGCTCATTCGTCAAATCCCGCGCGTCGGTCGATGACCCGGATTTTCTGTCCTACGATCAGGCAAGCCCGATCATCGACGCATTGAAGGCGATGGAGGCACGCGGATGACCGACGATTCTGTTGCAGTCGCGGGCTTGCCAAAGTCGATCCGCGATGTCGCCGAGACGCTCGGCCTGCCCCTCGTCCTGAACGTGATCCACCACTTCGGTGGTCAGGAAATCAAGTTCCCGAAATTCCTCAAGGAAGACCACCCGGTTTATAGGGCTCTTGGCAAAGACGACGCGACTGCGCTATGTAACTTTCTGTCCGGCGAAATGATCTATGTGCCGCACATGAGGCAGCGCCGTTCGATCCGAATGGACGTGCTGGCGCTGGAGGATGCGGGCCGCGAGCGGCGCGAGATCGCCCGCATCCTCGGCGTCTCCCAGCGCCACGTTCGCCGGATGGCGAACAAGACACCGCCTGCCAATCAACTCAGCCTTTTCGATTTCGACTGACCGGACCTTAAGTCCGGTCTTTTTCATGGCGCCCATGCGCCAGTGTCGCCCGCAAATGCTTCCCCTGCCATTTGCGAGGTTTTATGACCACCTACGTTTTCCGCAAACCTTCCCGGCCGATCAGCCGCGTCTTCGTCCATTGCAGCGCCTCGGACAATCCGGATCACGACAATGTCGCGACCATGGACCTCTGGCACAAGCAGCGCGGCTGGGCCGGCGTCGGCTATCATTTCTTCATCCGCAAGAACGGCATGCTCGAAATCGGCCGCTCCCTGGAGCTGACCCCGGCCGCGCAGGAAAACAACAACATCGGCACCATTGCCATCTGCCTGCATGGTCTGAAGGCAGAGAAATTCACCCAGGCGCAGTTCGCCACGCTGATCACCCTTTGCCGCCAGATCGACGCCGCCTATTCGAGCGCCGTCACGTTCCATGGCCATTGCGAAGTCGCCCGCAAGGCCTGCCCTGTGTTCGACTACAAGCGTGTTCTCGGATTGGACGCCAAGGGCCGGCTATCGGCTAAACCCGTTCTGGCCGATAGCGGTGCGATCGAAATGCCGCGCACCCCTGGCATCGAGCATCTGGAAGAGCCCGGCAGTCTCGGCATCGGCGTGCTGCACATTGGCAGCAAGAGCGGAGCGGTCACCGACCTGCAGAAGAAGCTGGTCGCCCTCGGATACTTCGTCGGCAACATTGACGGCGAGTTTGGCACCCGTACCCGCGATTCCGTCATGGCGTGGCAGGCCGATAATCACCTGACCCCTGACGGCCGCTATGGGCCGCTCAGCCGCGAAGCCATGCGTGATGCGAAACCTCGCCCTGTCTCCGAGACCCGCGCCGTTGCCTCACTCGCCAGCTTGTCGGCCAATGGTTCGGGAATCGCCAGGGCGACGATCGACAGCCGCCTTGCGGGCATTGTCCTTTCCGCTGGTGGCGTCCTCGGCGTCGTCAACGAGGTGACCGGTTTCTTTTCGACCGCCACAGGCTCGCTCGGCGAGATCACCAAGACGCTTGAGCAATACGGCCTGAGTCAGGGTGCCGTCATGATCGCGCTCGGCGCTTATGTCGTCTGGAAGTCGATCAAAGCCGGTCGCGCTCACGTCGAAGATTTTAGGAGCGGCAAGACTGCATGACCGGGCCTGAAACTGTATTCGGCGTGAAGATCGCCACCATGATCTCTGCCTCGATCGCTGCCGTTATCTCGGTGGCGATCGAATGGCGCAGCCACGACAGAGTAACCGCGATCGGCTCGATCGTCGCGGGTGTCTTCGTTGCCGCCGTCGCGACCGAAGCCACGTTAGAATTTCTCGGCGTGGCCAACTCCGGCACGTGGAGCCATGCCGTTGCCGGTCTCTACGGCATCACTGGCCGCAACCTCATCATCTGGGCCCGCCGCGCATCGAACGATCCGCCCGAGTTCATCCGCACTATCCTTGGCATCAAAAAGGACAGCGACAAGTAAGCATGGCCAACGATCAGGAAACCCGCCGCAAGGCCCGCGCCGATTACATCTATCGGCGCATGACCATCGCCACGATCGCGATGACGCTCACCGTTTCCCAGGCGACGATTGGCCGATGGAAGAAAGCCGCCAAGGAACGGGGCGACGATTGGGACATTGCCCGGTCGGCCAGCCTGATTGCGGGCGAAGGCCTTGAGACCGTCGTTTCCTCGGTGGTCGAAGATTTCATGATCATGGCGCAATCGCTGCTGGAAGAGATCAAGCACGGTGCGCTTGGCCTTGACCAGAAGGTCAAGCATCTGGTCGCCCTGGCCGATGCCATGACAAAGATGACGGCCAGCGCCGGCAAGCTCGCGCCAAAGATTTCGGAGTTGGGTGTTGCCCAGGACGTAATGACCCACCTCATCGGCTTTGTGCGCGAGAACTTCCCGCAACACATCGGCGTGATCCTCGAAATCATCGAGCCCTTCGGTGAACGGCTGGCGAGCCTCTATGCGTCATGAACAAGCGCCCGACACTTAAGGCGAAAACCACCGCGAAGGAATTTCGCGAGGCCATCGCAAGCATGGCGGAAGACCTGTCGCGGTGGATCGAGCTTTCGGTTACGGCGTTTCCGGCCGATCCGAAGGCGCGGGCCGAGCGGCTGCGCAAGCTGGCCGACCCGCAGACCGGCTTCCAGTACTTCATGGAGACCTATCTGCCGCACTATGTTCGCGGCGACCATAGTCTTTTCCATCAGCATATCTTTGCCCGCGTGCCGGAGATCCTCGCCACGAAAAAGGGCGGCAGAGACCTGTTTGTCGCGCCCCGCGGTTCGTCAAAATCGACGCATCTTTCGCTGGGCTTTGCCCTCTACTGCATCATGCGCGGCCTCAAACGTTACATCCTTGAGGTTTGCGATGTGTACAGCCAGGCCGCGCTTCTGATCGAAGCCCTGAAGGCGGAAATCACCACAAATCCGCGCCTGCAATTCGACTTTCCAGAGGTGTTCGGCGAAGGCCGCACGTGGCGCGAAGGCGAGATCGTCACCCGCAACAATATCCGCGTCGAAGGGCTGGGCGCCCTTCAGAAAATCCGTGGTCGCCGTCATGGTCCCTACCGGCCGGACCTGATGTTTTTCGATGACCTCGAAAACGACGAAGCAGTGCGCAATCCCGACCAGCGCAAGAAGCTCGAAAACTGGATCAATCGCGCCGCCTTGAAGGTCGGCCCACCTGACGGTTCCATGGACGTGATCTGGGTCGGCACCGTGTTGCATTTCGATGCCGTGCTTGTGCGGGCCGCGAAGTCGCCGGTCTGGCGCGTCATCGAATTCCAGGCGATCGTCAAATGGCCCGATCGCATGGACCTTTGGGAGCGCTTCGAAGAGCACTATCAGAACGATGGCGAAGATGCCGCCCGCGCGTTCTATGCCGAGAACAAAGAGGCTATGGACGCGGGTGCTGTGGTCAACTGGCCGTCCGTGCAGCCGCTCCTCTGGCTGATGTTGGAACGGGCCGGAAGCCATGATGCCTTCCAGACCGAATATCAGAATAAGCCGATCAGCGAGGGCAACCCGTTCGGCAAGCTGATCTATTGGAACGTTAGAACGTCCAACCTGATTTTCTTCGGCTCCGTCGATCCGTCGCTCGGCAAGGCTGGCAAGGGCCGCGACCCTTCGGCGATCCTGATCGGCGGCATGGATCGCCTGACAGGCAAGATGGACGTGGTGGAGGCCTCCATTCGCCGCCGCCTGCCGGACATCATCATTGCCGACACGATCGCCCTTCAGCGGGAATATCGATGCCTGCTCTGGTTTATCGAGGCGGTGCAGTTTCAGGAGTTCTTGCGCACGCAGCTGATGGTCGAAGCTGCCAAGGTGGGCGTCGGCATTTCCGCTGTGCCGATCATTCCGCATGCCGACAAGAACCTGCGCATCGAGCGACTACAGCCGCCTGTCACGGCTGGCCTGATCCGTTTCAATTCCGCCCATACGACCTTGATTGATCAATTGCAGCAATGGCCAAACGCCGACCATGACGACGGTCCAGATTGCCTCGACATGCTTTGGCAGAACGCCCTGTTTTATTCCGGTGGCGGTAACGCGGGCGGCAGTGCTGGCGTCATGACCTCCGCTTCGACCGGAACGAATGCCCTTGGAGACTACCGCCTATGACACAACTCGAACCGGTCACCGACGAGGCCCGCAAGAACCTGCCGGCCGATGCCAAGGTACTGATCGCCAACGCGACCAACGACATCACCATTCCGTTCTACTCCGGCCTGCTTCAGCATGCCGACGATACCCTTATCCAGCGCGGCGGCGGCAAGGGTCTGAAAATCTATGACGAGATCGTTCGCGATACCCACGCCTACGCGATGCTGGAAAAACGCAAAAAGCACCTGATCGCCCGCGAATGGGAAGTGAAGGAGGCGTCGGAACTGCCGCTGGACATCCAGGCGGCCGAGTTCGTGCGCGAGGTTTTTAACGTTCTGCCATTCGATCGGATCACCGAGGAACTGGTGGGCGGTGCCACTCTCAAAGGCTTCGCAGTCTCGGAAGTCATCTGGCAGCGGAAAGGCAACCGCATTGTGCCTGCCGAGATCGTCGCCCACGATCAGCGCCGTTTCTGTTTCGATGTCGATTGGCGTCCTCGTCTGCTGACGTGGACGAACATGACGCACGGCGTAGAACTGCCGGACCGCAAGTTCATCGTCCATCGTTTTGGCGTCATCGGAAACAATCCCTACGGCCTGGGGCTTGGCACACGGCTATTCTGGGCCGTGCTGTTCAAGCGCGAGGGCATCGCCTTCTGGCTTCATTTTCTCGACAAGTTCGCGGGACCGACCATCATTGCGGAAACGCCCTACGGCATGCTGAGCGACGAGCAGGCGAAGCTCCTCAATATGCTGGCGTCGATCCGCACCAGCGCTGCGGCAACCGTACCGGTTGGCACCGAGGTGAAGTTTCTGGAGGCAGCTCGCTCCGGGTCGGTCAGCTATCAGGACTGGCTCGCCTATTGGGACAAGCAGATTTCCATCTGCGTGAACGGCGAAACTCTCACCACGGACATCGGCAATGTAGGTTCCAAGGCAGCATCGCAAACCCATGCCGACATGCTCGATCTGCTGGTGGATAGCGACGCCGACCTGTCGTCCGACACCCTTCGCGAGCAGTTAATCACCTGGCTCGTGGAATACAATTTCCCCGGCGCTGCCGTTCCGTCCGTCTGGCGCGTCCGTCCTTCCAACGAGCAGAAGAAGGCCGAAACCCGTAAAGCCAAGGCAGAGGCAGCCACAGCCGAGAATAGTGCATTGGTCGAGATCATCACTACGGCCGGTCAGATCGATGACGATGACGACGCCCGCGAATACATCACCTCGTTCGGCCTGACCGAGGCACTGTCCGACAAAGCGATCGACCGGCTTGTCGAGGCCCGCTTTGCTTTCATGGAAGGCGGCAAGCGTCAGCGCGATCTACGACAGCAGACCGAGAACAATCCCGCCTTTGCAGCGCTGTTCGGTCCCGTAAAAAAAAACTGAATAATTCGGTCAGCTTCGCGGCCGATCCCGACCCGGTGACCGATCTTTCCGATTCGATAGAGGATCGGACAAGCCCCTATCTCTCCCGCCGCCTGGGCGCGATCCGGGCGGCGCTCGATGCGCCCGATCCTCAGTCAGTCGCCCAGGCGCTTCTCGGGCTTGCCGCCAAATGGACGCCCGACGCCTTCGCCCAGATACTCGGCCAGGGACTTGAGCTTGCCGCCTACCACGGCCGCGAAGCCGTCTTCGTCGATGCGGACGAAACCGGCAGCTTTGCCGACCCGGATGTCTTCAGCCAGCCATTCAAGGAACAAATCGACTTCCTGCGCCAGAAGCGCGGCAAGCCGACGAAGACATGGCTTGATGCCATGCACGGCACCCATGACCGCGCGTTTGTCATTGCCGGCGCTACTGACATGGCGATGCTCTCGGATTTCCAGAACGCGCTGGCCGACGCGATGGAAAAGGGCACCACCCTCGACGCCTTCCGCAACGAGTTCGACAGCATCGTTGCCAAGTACGGCTGGGCTTATAACGGCGAGCGCGGCTGGCGCACCCGTGTCATATTCGAAACCAATATGCGGACTTCCTACATGGCCGGTCGCCTGAAGCAGATGCGCGATCCGGACGTGCTGAAGCTCCGACCCTTCTGGGAGTATCGCCACGGCGAAACCCGCACACCGAAGTCGCCGCGTGCGTATCACAAAGCTTGGCACGGTAAGATTTTCCATTGCGACGATCCGTTCTGGGAGACACACTTTCCGCCTAACGACTGGCTTTGCTCATGCGGAGTGCGTTCCCTCTCGCTGCGAGACCTGAAGCGGAGGGGCATGGATGGGCCGGACAAAGCGCCGGCTCCCCTCTATCAGGCCGTCCGCGATCCCGCGTCGGGCCAGCTTGTCGAGCAACCGCAGGGCATCGGTTTCGGCTGGGACTATCAGCCGGGCCATCTTTGGGAACAGGGACTGGTGCCGTCCTCACTGCTCGACCAACCGGGCACCCTGTCATTCGACGGTCGTCATGTCGTGTCGATCGACGTGCCGGAACCGTTGGAGGATTTGCTGTGCTCAGCTGTTCCGTTCAAGTCCGCGCCACTCGCTGAAGGCTTGGAGCCGGAGGAATACATCCAGTCGTTCCTCAAGCCGTTCAACACTGATATCGGCCAGGGCGTCCTGTTCGAAGACAGGGCTGGTGCCATGATGCCGGTGTCGGACCAGCTCTTCCGCGATCGGCGCGGCGACCTGAAGGTAGCGAAGGGCGACCGGGCGACGATGACGCCGCTGCTCGCCGAGGCGCTGCTTGATCCCGATGAAATCTGGCTGGGCGTGGCGCGAAAGAAAGACCCAGTTGATCCAGACCAGGGCGAGCTGCTGCTCGATCGCCGCTACATCCGTGCCGATCCGAAAACCGGGCTGCTGATCGTGTTCGAAGTTGGCGCACGGTTCTGGGAAGCGGTCACCGCCTACAACACCACCACCAAGAGCGGAAAGCCGGATTTGACGGCGCTCGACAAGCGCCGGGGCGGAAAGCTGCTGTACAAGCGCCCGAAAAAGTAAAAGGCCGGGGTGATCCGGCCTTAGTCTCGGCTTGCAAACTTGACCCATCACCAGTCTGACGCATCACCGATAGGGGAAATTATAGCATGAGCGGCATCAGTTACAAGACGACCGTCAACGACGCCGATATGCGCGCCGAGCTTACCACCTTGATCGACCGGATGGAGAACAAGCAGGGTTTCTACAAGAACGTCGGCGAACATCTGTTGAACTCCGTTGGCGATAATTTCGACAACGAGGAAAGTCCGGACGGCGAAAAATGGGCTCCGCTTTCGCCGGTCACCGTTGCGCGACGTGAGGCTCAAGGACACGGGCCGACACCGATCCTTCGGTTTTCCGGCGCTCTGCGAGGCTCAATCAACTTGGAGGCGTCCGCCGATGATGTCAGAGTGGGCACGGCGAAGGTCTACGGCGCGATGATGCACTTTGGCGGGGAATCGAAGGGCTACATGAAAGCGACGATCCTGGCCCGGCCTTATCTTGGCATGGGAGCCGACGACGAACAGGAGATCGCGGCTATCGCTGCGGAGTGGCTCAGATAAGCGGCGTCAGTGCCCGAGCGTCAATTCGCTGGGCCGGCCGGCGGCACTTCCGGCGCTCCGACCATCGTAGCAAGGGATGTTGTCGCTTCTCCGGCCACCAAGGCTGGAAGTGAATATGGTAGTGGCGCTGCCGTCCCCAGGGTTTCGCAAAGGGCTCGCCCAAAACTCTCCAGCATTTCGATATCGGTAGTGATCTGTTCAGGACTGCTCGACTGTTTTGCGTTGAGAGAGTGGGCAATTTCATTGCGGCGCTCGAAGAAGTTTTCCAAACTTTCTACGAAACGACCGTGCGCCTTACCTGCGTCGGTCACGCCGAATGCATCGAGCATGGGCTGCTTATCGGAAGCCATCGAACAGACATCTTTAAGCCCACTGACTTTAAATAGACCATTGATCTCTCGTGGCCGCATGTTGTTCTCATTATGAATGAGTTCGCGGTAGATATCCTTCGAGAGGTCGCCCTTGCAGAATTCATATATCATTGTGAAACGCGCCTGCGCGGCGCCAAAGATATTTTCGGAACCGGCCTTCTTGGCATTGTCGAATTTGACCTTTGCAAGGCCATCCATTGTGCGCTTCCAAGCGGTGCTCGCTAGGTTCGCAGGAAGTTTGTCAAAACTCTCTGTTCCCGCCACGACCGCCCGCGCAAATTCCCGCGCCATTTCGCGTACAAATTCTTCAAACGTCGCCGCCACCAGCAGAGTAGCGGAGTTGGCCGCTGCAATACGCGCTTTGGACAATTGCTTTGGATCTGAGAATGTAACGACTAGAGAGCGGATCGCCTCCATGTCGTCGATGAATTCCTCGGCTATTACCTCAAACACAGTTGTCATCACTTACTCCGGGCGAAGAATCTGCCGCAACACCCTTATGCGTTCCTTGATTGCGTTGGCGGTATTCGCTTGGCCCGTGAGAATTGTTACTATGTTGGCGTCAGCCATTGCGTTGATCATGCGCCCGCGTACGCCAGGCGCGTCCGCGGCAATGGTTGCACGCGACGCCCAAAGCTCATTTATCGCGACCATTGAGGCATCGTAAATGGCCGCAGATACCCGTTCGCGCCCCTTCTCATCGGCGGGTAGCAAGAAAGGCTTACCGTCAAAGAGGGTGTACAGGAATGTAAACCGCTCAATGTACTCCAGTTTCATAACATCGGCTTGCGCATCAGTGAATTGCAACTCCATTGCACGATCTAGGATCGCCTTCATTGAACCACGAATGTTCGTGTCGTCTTTTAGAGCGAAGTAACGCAGCACGAGTTGGCAATCTGCCATGCTTGAGTAGAGCGTATTTTTTTGCCGTAGAGGGTTTTCATAGTAGTCGTTTGGATCGGTCTCGATGTACGGCGGGATGTCGAAGACCGCGGTAAAGAGATTATTTCTCGTAAGTTCCACAATGATCCGATTGAGGGGCCCTGGATTGAGCGCATTGCGGATTTCCTGCGGATTGAGCTTGGTGCCTCCCGTATTCAATCGGTCGAAGATGAAGCGCCGGATATCCGTCATGGTGAGGCGGCTTTGAGCTGCCGTTTCAGCTTCGCTTTCAAGAAGAAGTACAATCGCTGACAAATTGGAGCGCTCTAACGCTCGCTTGATGCGAGGCGGGCATCGGGAGTAACGAATCCCGTTCAACGGCTTAAGCACAGGTAGAGAGGTAAGCGCAAAGTCGCCTGCCAAAAACTCTTTAACAGCGTTCAGCCGCTGCTGTCCGTCCATAACCTCGTACCTCGCCGCGTCGCTCTCGTACAGGAACACGGGCGGTACTGGGATGTTTAAAAGCAGAGATTCGATCAGTTTCGATTTCTGAGCAGTGCTCCAGCGTAACCGGCGCTGATATTCGGGACGGAGATTCAGAACCTCGCCCTTTTCAATCAAGTCTCTGATCTGCGGCAAAAAGAAATTATTCGTTTGGAACACGATGCGAAAAGCGTTCTTAGCGAAAAACTCATCCGGATCGACACCTTGTGCTTCTGGCGCGGCAATTTCGGGACCGTCTTCCGGATCGCCCAAAAGGACTTCGATATTCATGCACAGCTCCTCACAGATCGGGTCTTCATGCAATAGAGCGCGATATCTAGGTTAGCAAGCCGCATCGAGATCAAGGCCCCTTCTGCGCGCCGTCTCCGATCCTCAATTTTGGCTAAATTAAGCTCGGCGGAAAAACGACTGGGTTTGTCCGGGGAACGGCAAGTGCGTTTACAGAGGCGGTGACACGGAAATTTGGAAAGACGCCTGTTACCCCCATCGGAAATCCACTTTGACGCGGATGCGGGGTCGGCTCCCGCTACCGCGATCGCTCGTTTTGTTTAATCGAAGGATGGGCTATAAACCGCAACCCGCCGCCTAAGCCCAGGAAGGCTCCATGACAACCAAGATTCTGATTGATACGTGCGTGTGGCTCGATTTAGCCAAGGACTACCGGGCAGTCCCCGTGTTGACCGCCATCGAGGACTTAGTCGACGCCGATGCTATCCAACTGATCGTGCCTGAAACCATTCCCAGCGAGTTCGCCCGAAACAAGGATCGGGTGGTCGATGACACTAGGCGTGGCCTCAGTTCCCATTTTAAGCGAGTACGGGAAGCTATCACGCAGTTCGGTGAAAATGACACCAAGTCCGCAGCTTTGTTGACCCTCACCGAGATTGACCACAAGCTTTCGATCAATGGTGACATGGCCAAGCGAACGGTGGAAACAATCGAAAAGCTGTTCGTTACCGGGCCCACTATCGACGTTTCCGATTCCGCTAAGCTGAAGGCTGCCGACCGGGCTCTAGCGAAGATAGCGCCGTTCCATCTTGCGAAAAATTCTATGGCGGATGCCATTCATTTGGAAGTTTATGCCGAGGCTATGGCTGCAGAGACGGATCAAGAGACGGCGTTCGTATTTGTCAGTTCCAACTACCGCGACTTCTCGCAGCACAACGGCGACCGTCGGCTACCCCACGACGATCTGGTTCCATTGTTTCCGAAGCCGAAGTCGACTTACTCGATCAACATCGTGGACGTCATTCGAGCGATCGACGGCGAAATGCTCGACAATTACGAATTCGAACACAATTGGCAGGAGCAGCCGCGCCGATTGTCGGAGATTCTAGACGCTCAACACCTTCTATCTCGCCAAGTCTGGTACAACCGGCACTGGGGCCTGCGGACTAGTGTGGAAGACGGTGAAACCGAGATTATAACAAACGAGGAATTTCGAAAACTTGACGGATATCACCCGTATGTCGTGGTCGATAAAATCTGGAAGGGCGCGCTGGCTGCCGCCAAGAAGACGGAGGACGAAATAGGTCTCGACAATCTCGGGCCGTGGAGTGATTTCGAATGGGGCATGATTAATGGCAAGCTTAGCGCCCTACGGTGGGTCACGGGCGATGAGTGGGACATGCTCGACACTTGAGGGTGATATGAGGCCAAGTTTCGTACTTGACCAAGGACGCTGTCCTCCCCGACACTGGGCCGGTGATCCCAATATTTGACGCGAGGCCCGTTAGACCCCCGTTAGAAATCGACTGTGGCGCTATTGCCGCCCCAATCCGTCACCTCAGATGTCGCGAAGGCTTGCATCGTCCAATCAGCTGACGCATTGTGTGCCCGCAACCCCGAATGCCACTGACCGGACCTAACGTCCGGTCATTTTTGTTTTCGGCATCCCGCAAGGTCGTTCTCAGCAAATGAGCTGAGGACCGCATGACCAAAACCGCCCGCATCGAAGTTTTCCGGACCGGCACCTTCACTCCGATGGAAGGCCCGGCGATCAGCTATTCGGCTGCTGACCTGAAAGCGGTCGCGGATGCTTACGACGAAGCGACGGCTCCGGCCCCGATCGTCGTCGGTCACCCGACCACAGACGCCCCCGCATTCGGTTGGGCGAAAAGCTTCGACTTCGACGCCGCAACCGGCATTCTCCATGCGACCGTTGGCGAGATCGCTCCGGCGTTTTCCGAGGCAGTGAAGGCCGGCCATTACAAAAAGGTCTCGCTTCAGTTCCACCGGCCGGAGGGCGTTGCCAATCCAGTGCCGGGCACTTGGTATCCCAAGCACATTGGTTTTCTCGGTGGCATGGCTCCGGCCGTGACCGGCTTGAAGAACGTCGCGTTCTCCGGCGATGCCACCGACAGCGTCACCTTCAGCGCCAGCTTTGGCGAGCGCGGCTTTGAGCAGACGTCATCGCTGCTGCGCATGCTGCGTGAATTTCTAATCGAGAAATTCGGGATGGAAGACGCCGACAAGGCGCTGCCCAGCTACCAGCTCGAATGGCTGAACGACGCCACAATTTCCAACCCTCCCGCACGCCCCGCTTTTTCTACGCCCGCGCCTGCGCCGACAAAGGAGAATGACTTGACCCTACAGACTGACCCAGCTTTCGCAGCGCGGGAGGCCGATTTTACCACCCGCGAAGCGAACCTGAAGGAACGCGAGCAAAAGATTGCCCACGCCGACAACGTCTCTTTTGCCGAAACCCTCGTGACTGAAGGCAAGATCATCCCGGCGTCGAAAGACAAGATCGTCGCCTTTCTCGACGCCGTGCCAATCGAGACATCGGTTTCGTTCGCGGCCGGTGAAGCTGCCGTGCCGCTCGCCCAGGCATTCCGCACGATCCTCTCCGAGCAGCCGAAGGTCATTTCCTTCGGTCGCACCGAACTTCCTGCCCCAGGCTCGGAAGCCGGTTCGGCCTCGTTCGCGTCGGACGGCAAGCCGGTCGACGCCGAGCAGCTCGATATCCACGCGCGGGCAATCGCGCATCAGCTTCAACATCCCGGCATGGCCTTCCTCGACGCCGTGCGTGCGGTTTCTTAAGGAGCCAGCCCTTGCAGTATTTTCACGACGTTCTGTCCTTGACCGCGACGGCCACCAGTCTGTTCGACGCCCTCGATCTCGTGGGCTTCACAGATGCCAAGGTCACGACCGACGACGCGCCGGTCAAGGGTATCGCCAAACATCCGGCCACCGAGATCGGTCTGGACGTGGCGCTGCTGGCCATCGGTATCGCCCGCGTTCGCGCTCGCGGGATCGTCACCAAGGGTGATCGACTGATGTCGGCCGCTGCCGGTGGTGTCAAGAAGATCGGCGCGTCTCCCGTCAATGATTTCGCCTGGGCGCTCACGACCGCTGCCGATGGCGAATTCGTCACCATTCTCGTCCGTTAGGAAACCCGCCCATGACCAAAGCCCTCAATCAGCGCACTGCTGCCGTGATCGACCCGATCCTTTCGACCCACGCACGCGGCTATCGCAATTCCACTTTCATCGCATCCACGCTGTTTCCGCGTGTCTCGATCCCGAACCGCTCGATGCGCGTCATCAAGTTCGGCAAGGAAGCTTTTCGCATGCTGAACACCCGCCGTGCGCCGGGCGCGGACAAGAAGCGTATCCAGTACGGCTACGCCTCCGACCCGGTTTCGCTGGTGCAGGACGCGCTTGAAGGCGTGGTGCCGGTCGAGCATCAGGAAGAGGCGGAAAGCGTGCCGGGCATTGATCTCGGCGCGGGTGCCGTCAACATGGTGCTCGACGCGATCGACCTCAATCTCGAATACGAGAGCGCCCAGATCGCCCGCACAGCCGCGACCTACGACGCGAACCACAAGCTCGCCCTTGTCGGCGCCGATCGCTGGACCGATCCGGCGAGCGATCCCAAGGCCGACTTTGACGCCGGCAAGGAAGCCATTCGCCGCTCCATCGGCCGCTATCCCAATACGGTCGTTTTCGGACCCAACGCCGGCAACGCGCTGAAGAACCATCCGAAGATCAAGGAGCAGTTCAAGTATACGTCGAAGGACAGCATCACGGTCGAAATGATCGCAGCTTATCTCGACATCAAGAAGGTGGTCATCGGCGCGGCCGTCTTTCTGCCGGAGACGGCCGACGATAGCGCGCTCGCCAACGATGTCTGGGGCGACGATGCCATTCTCGCCTACGTGCCGGAAACCGGAGACAATTTCCAAGTTCCGTCCTTTGGCTACACCTATGAACTGCGTGGCTATCCGCAGGTCGAGCAGCCGTATTTCGAGCGCAGCAACGACAGCTGGATTTACCCCACCAAGGTCGAGCGCCGCGCCATCCTGACGGGGGCGGAAGGCGGCTTCCTCTTCCAGAATGCGGGAGCGCAATAATGGAGGAGCGCAACATCAGCCTGCGCCTGTCCGGGCCTGCAAAGATCGACGGCAAATTCCGGAAGTCCGGCGAGAAGGTCAATGTGACCGAGGGCGTGCTGGCCGCCCTGATTGCTGCCGACGTGGTTGATCGCGATAGCGTCAAGATGATCGGCGCTGACGTTCTGACCAGTGTCGATTTCGATAACGCGGTCGCCCACGCGGTGGCCGAGCAGGTCGCCGACATCCGCGCCATCACCGAGCGCATCGAAGCGGAAGCCACCGACAAGGTGGCAGAGGCAGAGCGCCGCGTTAGCGCCGCCCAGGCGGAAGCTGCCACGGCGATCGAAGCCGCCCGAACCGATGCGGCGGAGAAGATCGCTGCCGCTGAAGCGCGCGCCACGGCCGCCGAAAAGGCGAAACCCGTCAAAGAGCCCCGACCCTAAGCCTCTCAAGCCGGGCTCTTGCCAGCAGGGCGGCGACATTTGCCGCCCTGCATCCTCTCAATCGAGATTTGATCCGTGACCCGCTTTCTGACGATCGAAGAATTCAAGACCACCGTCGGACTGGACGAGCTGCTGCAGGTCGCCGGTTACGGCAACCTCAATGATCCCGCAGGCCGGGCGTTGATGGTCGACAAGATCGAAGAGGCTATTGTGTTTTCCGAAGAGCTGCTGATCGGATATGCGCGGGCTCGTTATGCCGTCATCGAGACACTGAACCCGGAAACGACGCCTCCGGTTGTCAAAGGCCATATCAGCGACGTGGCGCGATACCGGCTCCGGTCGCGCCCAGGCGCTCAAGGCCAATCCGACGAGACCGTGAAAAAGCGCCATGACGACGCGCTTGCCTTCTGGAAGCTCGTTGCCACCGGCAAGGCTGAGCTGCCGATCGCCGGTGAACCCGTTAACGGCGAGGCAGGTGGATCGAAGGTCGAGGCGATCATTCCGCCTTCGCGTGTCAGTCACATCCTGAAGGGCTGGTAGCGATGACCGAGAGCCTGCGCACCATCCGCCCACCGCTGATCATCGAGAAGGTCGAGAACGGACTGCTGGAGCGCCTAAAAGAGGATGTTTCCGGGCAATGCAAAGTCGAGGTCTTCCCGGCCGACCCGAAAACCTATGATTTCGGCAATCTGCCAGCCGCATTGCTGATCCACTATTCCGGGTCGCGATTTGCCGCCGCCAAGGGTCCGGCCAACACCGCCCAGTCGCGGCGCATGGAATTCGCCCTGGTACTTTTGTGCCGGTCGCTGCGTGGCGAAGGTGGCGCTTACAACCACCTCGAAGACGTTCGCCTCTCGATCCAAGGCAACAGCTTTGCCGGTGCAGGCCCAGCCGAGATCGTTCGCGATTTCCTTGATGATGAAAAGGACGGGGTTTGGCGCTGGCAGACGGTTATCGCCCTGCCGATCCCGGCCGTTCCTCGCGTCCGTCAGCCACCGGCTCCGCTGATGCGCCCGGCAATCTCTCAATCCTAGAAAGGACCAACGTGGCAAAGCAAGCGCTCAAAAAAGGGCTGATCTATTCAGGCCCGACCACACCGCTCGACATCGAAGGCCGGGCCGAACCGGTGATGCTGATCCCCGGCAAATCCTACGCCGATCTGCCGGAGACGCATCCGATCGTCGCCAACCTCACCGAACGCGGCCTGCTGAAGCCCGCGCCGGAAACCGCAACGGAAATCGCGCCGGAAGGCGCTGCCAATTAGGAGCCCTGCCCATGGCGGCAACATTTCATCACGGCCCGGAAGTCGTCGAGCATAAAGACGGTGTAACCGTCGTTCGCGACGTGAAGTCCGCCGTCACCTATCTCAACGGCACAGCGCCCATCCACCTCATTCACACGACGCCGGAGGAACGCGCCAAGTACATCAACAAGCGCGTCATCATCCGCAGCCTTGCGGAGGCTGCTGCCGCATTCGGCCCGCATGCGTCAGGCTACACGATCCCGGCCGCGCTCGATGCGATCTTTGACCAGGGCGACGGCGGCACGATCATCGTCAACAACGTCTTTGATCCGGACGTCCACAAGGAAGGCGTCACTCCCGACGTTTCGAAGGTGACCACGGCCGAAATCAACGGCACCATCAGCGCCGGCGGCGCGGCCTCGGGCTTCAAGGGCGCTTACGAGTGCTACAACAAGTTCGGCTATTTCCCGAAGCTGATCCTTGCACCTGGCTATTCGCCGACGGCGACGGTGCGGGCGGAGATGGACGTGGTTGCCGGTCGCCTCAACGCCATTGCCATTGCCGATTTGCCGCTTGGCCTGACCAAGCAGCAGGCAGTTGAGGCACGCGGCACCACCGGCAGCGCCAACACGTCCAGCGCCCGCGTCATCCTCACCTATCCGCATGTGCTGATCGAGGACGTTGCGAACAGCGGCACGCGCCTTGACCCGCTGTCGTCGCGGCTGGCTGGCGTCATCATCGCCACCGACCTTGAGCAGGGCTACCACCATTCGGCGTCGAACCGCGAAATCAAGGGCGTCGTGGATCTCGAAGTCCCGATCAACTTCTATCCGTCCGACTACCAGAACGACACCAACTTCCTCAACGAAGCGGGCATCGTCACCGCGATGCGATCGTTCGCCACCGGCTTTCGGACGTTCGGCAACCGCTCGGCCGCGTTCCCGTCATCGGCACATGTCGAGAACTTCATTCATGCCCGGCGCATTCTCGACATGACCCACGAGGCGATCATCTTTTTCCTCATGAACTACGTCGATCGCCTCGGCACTCGCCAGAACGTCGAAGCGGCGGAAGAAGGCGTCAACGCCTACCTGCGGGCAAAGACCGGCGACGGCGTTTTCTACGGCGCTGACTTCCGCTTCGACACACAGAAGAACACGCCCGAGCAGATCGCGGACGGCAGGTTCTTCTACAAGCTGCGCTGCCATCCGACCTCGGTCATGGAGCGCATCACCGTCGACAGCTACGTCGATACGAAGTTCATCACCGACGCGCTCTCGCTCGCGGCTTAACGGGAGGCAATCCACATGACACGTAAAATTGGCCAGATCACCGACGCCGACATCTATATCAATGGCGTCGATGTTTGCGGCCGTGTTTCCGAAATCGACCTGGGCGAGATCGGACATCAGGAAGTCGAGCATTCGTCGCTCGGCATGATCGGGGTGCTGAAGCTTCCCGGTCGCCCGGTGCAGGCGATCGAAGGCAAGATCACCTTCGAATGGCTGGACGAAGGCGTTAGCCGCACCATCCTCAACCCCACGAAGATGACCAAGCTCCAGCTGCATTCCTACGTCGATATCTTCGACGGCGAGGGTCGCAACGACACTGAGTCTCACACGTTGGTGACTCACATCGGTTTCCAGATGATGAAAACCGGTGGCCGCACCGCCAAGCTTGGGGAGCAGATGGGACAGGAACACGACATTTCCATCGGCTACTTCATGCAGAAGGTCTACGGCGCCGACACCCCGATCATCGAATACGACGGCTGGAACAACATCTACCGCATCGATGGCGAAGACGTCTGGCCGCGTTAGCCACGCGGCCGGCACTCCCTTTCTAACGCCTGAACCGTCACAAGGAATTGACCCATGACCACCAAAACCCAATCCGCCGTTGTCGACAAACTGCGAGCGCACAAGGAGGCCAATACGGGCACTTACGAAGTGCCTCTGAAAAAAAGCGGCGTCGTCTGCACCGTGCCGAAATTCATCAATCACGGCCTCTGGATGCGGGCGCAGCGGATCGGCAAGGGAGATATCGCAAAATCCCAGGCCGCGTACATCACCGAAACCGTGCAGTTCGAAGGTGAAAAGATCACTCTGACCGATCTCTCCGAACTGGTTCCGGCCGCCGACAGCCTTCAGCTGATCAACGAACTGTTCGGCGGCGAGGATGACGCGGACAGCGAGGGAAAGGCCAGCAAGACAGCCAGCTAAGGCTGTCCGCGCCGGTCCAACATCTCTTCCTGTTAGAGCGCGGCTGGACCCATGCTGATCTAAATGCAATGGATGAGGACGAGTTCGGCTGGTGGTACGATGAAGCTGTCGCCCTCGAAGAGGCCAAGGCCGAAGCCATCCGCTCCGCCAATGGCAAAGGCTGACCGGACCAATCGTCCGGTCATTTCCCCCCGCATATAATGTCACCTCTGGTCTGGAATTCCGGGCCGGAGGCTTTCCAAAATGAAGTTCATGATGATTTTCGAGGGGGTCGATCGGGCCACCAAGATCATGAACAAGATCATGACCGCCGAGAAGCGCACCGCCGCTTCCGTGAAGGCTGGCGGAAAAGCCACTGAAGCTTCGTCCAACGCGGCAACACGTGCCACCGAACGCGCGGCCGCAGCTTTCAATCGCGTCGGCTCAGCGGCCCGTTCCGCTTTCAATGTTGTCGTCTCCGGCGCTCAAGCGGCCGGGCGTGCGATAGTCAGCTTGCATCAAAAGACTGTCGCGTTGGGGAAATCCGGGTTCAACCAGATCACGACCGGAGCCGGAAAGGCTTTCCGTGGCTTGACGGTCGCGGCAGGTATTGCCGCCACTTTGATGGCGAGTTCGGCCCTTGCCGCCAACCAACTGGTCGGTACAGCATCGAAATTCGAAAAATTCCAGACCATCCTTGAAACCACCGAAGGTTCTTCCGCGAAGGCGAAGGCCGCGATGGGCTGGGTGACTGATTTCGCCGTCAAGACGCCGTATGAGCTTGATCAGGTCATGGATAGCTTTGTGAAGCTGCGGGCCTATGGGCTTGATCCGACAAACGGGCTTCTGCAAGACCTTGGCGACACAGCGGCGGCGATGGGAAAGCCGCTTGAAATGGCGGTCGAAGCAATCGCCGACGCCGTAACCGGCGAGAATGAGCGCCTGAAGGAATTCGGCATCAAGGCTGCGGTCAAGGGTAATGAGATTTATTACACCTACACCGTCAACGGGCAAAAGAAGATCGCCAAGGCGCTGGCATCTGATCCGGGGGGCATCCAGGCGGCGATTACCGGTATCATGCGCGAGCGCTATGGCGGCGCAATGGAGAAGCTGGCCCGCACGTGGGACGGCATGGTCTCCAACCTCTCCGATATCTGGTTGAAGTTTCAGCTCGCCATCATGAATGCGGGCCTTTTCGATTGGATGAAGGGCAAGCTGCAAGGCGTGCTGGATACCGTCAACCGACTTCAGGCCACGGGCGAACTCGACAAATGGGCGGCGAAGATCGGGGCAGCGATCCAATCCGTCCTTGAAGGCACGTGGACGTTCGCCACCCGCGCTTATGAGATTTTCAGCAAACTTGCCGTTTATTTGCAGGCAGCATCCGATTATGTGGGCGGGTGGGAAAACCTCGCAATGGTGCTGGCGGGCTTCGCGTTTGCGCCCACGCTGATCGCCACGGCCGCTGGCCTCGTTCAAATCGCCTATGGCCTAACGCTTCTCGCCACGGCGCTTGCTGCAAACCCCATAATCTTGGCAATCGTCGCGATCGCGGCCGGCGCTGCGCTGATTTATGCCAACTGGGATAAGATCGGCGCATTCTTCAGCAACCTTTGGGCCTCGATCACGGCGGGCATTGCGACCGCCTGGGCGGCCATCACCGATTTTCTCGGCTTCGATCCGCTGGCGATGCTGTCGGCCGGTTGGTCCGACCTGACCAGTGCCATCTCGGCGGCATGGGATTCGCTGCCATCGCTGGAATGGTCCGGCATGATCCCGACGCTGAGCTGGTCGAATTTCGTGACCGTGCTGGAATGGGCGTCATGGCTGCATCCCTTGCGCTGGCTTGACCTTATTCCCGGCTTCAGCTGGGCGGCGATTATCAAGACCGGGCTCAATTGGGCCGACTACATCGCAAGCCTCGATTGGGCGGCTTATCTGCCGTCCCTTTCGTGGTCGGGCATCGTCTCGGCCCTCAGCTGGTCGAACGTGCTGACGGTCATCAATTGGGCCTCATGGCTCCATCCGCTGCGCTGGCTCGACTTCATTCCTGGCTTCAGCTGGTCGGGCATCATCCAGGGCGGGCTTGATTGGGCGAGTTACATCACCGGGCTCAAATGGTCGGACTATCTGCCGTCGTTTTCTTGGCCTGCCTTCCCCGCGTTTTCGTGGCCTGATCTGCCAGCCTTCAAGTGGCCGGACTTCCCGGCGCTCGACTTGCCGGAGATGCCCGATATTGCCGGATGGATCGGGAGCCTGGGCGACAAAATCAGCGTGGCGATCGACGGGCTTGCCACGCGGGCGACCGCCGCCTGGGCCAAGGTCAAGAGCGTTTTCACCTTCGGTGCTGACGCGGAGATGCAGGCGTCTGTCAACGTGACCGATCCGGCGACGATCAGGGCAACGGCGGCGGCGACCGCCGCCCTGAAAACCGACATGGAGGCGGTCGCGGCCATCGACACTGGCCCGGCCATGGGGCGGCTTGCGGCGCTGGAAGCGGCGGCAAAGCGGGTCAGCGATACGGTCATGTCCTCGATCCGCCAAGCGCAGGCGTTCCTCGGCGCTGTCAGCTTCTATCCGCAGGGCGTTGCGCTGATGGATACGCTCGCGGCCGGTATTCGTGCGCGTGCCGCCGTGGTGATCGAGGAAATCCGCAAGGTGACGCAGCTGGTGCGTGATCATCTGCCCTCGTCACCGGCAAAGACCGGCCCGCTATCGGACATCCACCGGCTGAAATTCACAGAGACCATCGCGGGCTCGATCCACGCGGCTCCGATGGTCAAGGCGATGCGGACCGCTGCGGCGGCCACCATGGCGGCGGCGGCAATTGCCATGCCCGCGCTTTCCGCCCAGGCAGGCCCGCAAATGCCCGCGACGCAACAGGCGGCAAATGTGCCGCCTTCCGATGCCGCGCGGAACGAGGCGGCACGCGCTGCCGTCGCCCGCGTCAGCGTCCAGTCGCAGTCCGCCGCGCAACCGGCCGGGTCGCCGATTGCCATTCACTTCAAGGCGGAAACCAAAATTCAGGGCGGCAATGCCGACGAGGTGCGGCAGCAGTGGGACGACCTGATGAGCCAAAGCGGACGCAAGATTGCCGAGCTGGTCGATGAGGAATTGCGCCGCCGCGCTCGGAGGAACGTGTGATGGGCAAGCGATCGGAAGCCGACGCCCGCATCATGGTGCGAAAATTGCCATATTGCGTGACTTCGCCGGAGGGCCGGTTCTACGCGCTGGTGGACGGAAAGAAGGTGGCCGAGCGCGGCCGTTTGTACTGGCACACCAAGCCCGATGCCTTTCGTTGCGGCGTCCGGTTTCTAACGGCTCGCCTCGCCTCGGAAAGGCGGACCCGATGATTTACCTGCTCGGTTCCATCCCGTTAGGAATTGCTGGCCCGGCCGGGCCGGTCGGCCATACGATCGAGCGGGCCGCGACGTTCGCGCAACACGACACGACGCGGGGCAAACCCGCGCTTCAGGCGATCGGCGAAGAGCTGGACCGGCAGACGTTCGATTTCTTTTTCTCGGAAGAGTTCTGCGATGTGCCGGCGGAGCTGGCGAAGCTCGAGACAGCCTTCGCGCTCAAATCGCCGATGCCACTCGTCCTCGGCAATGGCGATTACACCGGCAAACGCTACGTGGTCGAAAGCTTGTCGATCGGCATCACCAAGACCGACCGGCTCGGTGTGCCGGTTCGTGTCGAGGCAACAATAAGCCTGCTTGAAGACCCGATAGCCGGCGGATTGTTCGGGCTGATCATGTCGATTGCCAAGAGCCGCGCACCGGCCTTGTCCGGCGCTGCCGCCAATAATCCGCAGGTTCGCAAAGGTGGTGGGCAATGACGGCTCTAACTGGTGATTATTTCGAATATCGCACGATCGCGGGCGACCGGTGGGATTTGCTCGCCTATCGCTACTATGGCGACCAGAACAAGCAGACGGTGCTTTTGGAAGCCAACCGGCATTTGTATCTTGATGATCTCGCCGTGCCGCCGCTGGTGCTTCCCCAGGGCGTTACGCTCATCATCCCGGTGATCGAGCAAACCGCCACCAACATCGATCTGCTGCCGCCGTGGAAGCGCGACAACCCCTCTTATGGGAGCGTCTGATGGCCTCAGGCCCCTATTTCAGCCTGATCTATCAGGGCGTCGATATCTCGTCCGAACTTGATCCGATGACCACGTCGATCAGCTACACCGACAATCACCACGGCAAGATCGATGAGATTGACGTGACGGTGCAGGACAAGGACGGCCGGTGGAAAGGCGCATGGAAGCCGGAGCCCGGCGATACCATGACGCTCACCATCTTTGACGGCCTGGGCGGTATCCTGCCCTGCGGCACGTTCGAAATGGACGAGCCGGACGCCGAGGGCGACCGTGGCGGCGACCGCATGACCATGCGCGGCCTCGCCGCTCCGATCACCAAGCCCCTGCGGACCCAGAAATCCCGCGCCTTTGAAAAACAGTCCCTGAAGGCGATCGTCAGCAAGGTTGCCGGTGAAAACGGCCTTTCCCTGGAAGGCGAAGTCGAAAGCCTCAATTTCGAGCGAGTGAGCCAGCGCCGGGAGCGAGATCTCGAATTTCTGACGCGGCTGGCCGAAGAGACCGGGCATTATTTCAGTGTCAGGGGCACCCGCGCGATTTTCACCAGCATCAAGTCGGTGGACGGCCGCGCCGCCGCCTTGACCGTCAGCCATTTATCTCTCGGCACATCTCTCCTGTCCTACCGACTGAAGGAACAGACGGCCGACACCTATTCCAAGGCAAAGGTTTCCTATCTCGACCCGAACAAAAAAGAGACGGTCGAAAGCGAGGAAACCGACAGCCAGGTCAAAACCGGCGACGTGCTGAAGATCGCGGGCGAACGCACCGAGAGCCCCGCCAATGCCAAGGCGCTCGCCCGATCGCGGATGCACTTCAAGAATCGCAAACGCCGCTCCGGCTCGTTCTCGCATGTTGGCGATGTGCGGGCCGTGGCGGGTGTGACCGTCAACATGGCGGATTTCGGCAAGTATTCCGGCCTTTACCTTATCGACCGCTCGACCCACCGGATGACGCGCGGCGGATACACAACCGACGTGGAGCTGCTCGATGCGCGCAAATAACGACTACCAGCAAAACAACGCCAACAAACGCGGCATCGTGGTCGATCGCGACCCGAAGAAAATGCGGGTGAAAGTCCAATTCAAGGACGAGGACGATACGGTATCTTTCTGGGTCGATGTCCTGTCGCGGTCATCCGGCAAGACGAAGAGCTTCATGATGCCGGATGTTGACGACGAGGTTTGGTGCGCCGTCGATCTGAAGGGCGAGGACGGCTGCATCATCGGCTCCAAATATAATGACAAGGACACGCCACCGTTTGAGGGAAACGATGATGTGGGCATCACCTTTCCGGGCGGGTCAATTCACATCGATCGCGAAGCTGGCGCGGTAACAATCAACGTTAGAGGTGCTGTGAAAATCCAAGGATCAAGCATCGATCTTGTTAGCGAAACTCTCACCCACAACGGAAAGAACGTGGGTCACGATCATCTGCACACGGGCGTCATACCCGGAGGCGACTTGACCGGAGAGCCGGCTTAACGATCGTCGTCAGCAAATCGCACCATTTCGCTAAGTAAAATGCCAAGGTGGTCGCTAAATTCCTGAAAGTGGCCGGCATTCGCTTTTACTTGGTGTGACGGTGATAAAAGCGCGATCATATCAACCATGGCATTAATTTCAGTCAAGGTTTGTCTAAATTCGTCTACCACTTCATTAGGAATCCGGTACTCGGGATGGGAACGGTCCGTTAGGAACTCGATAGCGCGTGCCATTTGAATCAAGCTGGATTCCGCATCGCTCCCATAAAAGCAAGAAGTGAAAGTTGGCGGAAAAATAAGGTATGCGTCGGCCGTAGTGCCTTTGACGAGGCCTCCTTCGGGACCGTCAACGAGAATGTCATACTTATAGTAGACCCGCACCCCTCTCCCGTTCCGTATGGATTGTTCAAAGTAGGCCTCGCGCGCATCAAACTCTTCATCGGCCTCTTGCTGATCTCGCAATTGCTGCTGTCTTCGCAATATTCCGGTTTGTTCATTGAAAAGCGCTGTAGACGCCCGAGTTTCCGCTACCTGCTCTTTCATCACTTTCCTCGTATCATTCAGCTCTTCTCGCTGGGCTCTGAGTTCTTGCGATTGGATAAAGACGGCACCAGCCAGCCAGAGAAATGCGACGGGGGCGAACGCACCCGCAAGTGCGCCGCCGAGCTGGTTGATATCTTGGCAAGCGAGATAGCGATCAAAAAATCCGGCAAACGCAGAAGTGGAAACGACCACTCCCTGACACTGTTTAGTCTCGACAATCAACAAATAGTAGAGAAAGCAATATGCCAAGGTCAGTGCCACGAGCACCCAAAACGCTCGCGTATTTCTAGTCTTTTGGGCCTCGGCCTTGATATCACTATCGGTCATCTTGCTCTTCATCGCCTCTTCGACTAGTTTTCAACGACCGATAGCAGGAAATGCGGATTGGTTGCACTGACCGGACCTCACGTCCGGTCATTTTTGTTTGGGGCGGCGGCTACCTTCGCCCCATGTTCGACAAAGACAAAATCCCCTATCGCCACTGGTCGCTCAAGGTCGGCCGGATCAACCCGGATACGGGCGAAGCGCCTGATGTGGTGGGCGCGATCGTCTTTGCCATCGACGATCTCAATCAGTCCATTGCCAACATCGTTTTGACGCCGAAAGGCTCCGTACCGACCGAGCCGGAGAAGGGTTGCGATCTGCACGGCGCGATCGACAGGCATCCCAACATCGGCATTCCGCATCTGACCCGCGAAATCTGGGACGCGCTCACCATCTGGGAGCCGCGTATCGTCGTGCAGAAAGTCAGCGTCTCTATAGTGCAGTTTTCGCATTTCACGACGCAGGTTTTCTGGCGGCCGATCGAGAGCGTGATTGATGATATCCGCGTGACGGAGGTCACCTATCGTGGCTGATCCCGTCAAGCGCACCCTTGAACAGCTTCGCGCGGCCGGTGCGCCATCGTTCTTCGAACGCGACCCGGCCGCACTGAAGGCATCCTTCAAGGCTCAATTTGAAGTCGTTTCCGGCCGCACGCTCTATCCGGCCCAAACCGAAATGTTCCTGATCGAAGTCGCGGCCTATGCGCTCTCGATCCTACACGAGGCGGCGCAGACCGCGACCGTGCAGAACACGGCCGTGTTTGGCCAGGGCGTCCATCTGGAAAATCGCGGCGCCAACGTTTCGACCTTCCGGCTCTTGGCGCAGCCCTCGAAAACCACGCTGCGGTTCACTCTGTCGGCCGTCCGGCTGATCGACGTGGCCATTCTTAAGGGCACGCGGGTCGCATCCGGTTCGGCCGTGACGTTCGCCACCGACAAGGATTTGATCATCCCGGCCGGGATGCTTTCGGCCACGGTATCGGCGACGGCCGAGACGCCCGGCGCTGCCTGGAATGGCCTTGGCATCGGCGCGGTGACCGATCTGCTCGATCCGGTCGCCTATGTGACCACGGCCACCAACACCGTGGCCGTTTCGGGCGGGACCGACATCGAGGACGAGGACCGCTTCCGGCTCCGCGTCGTCAATGCCCTGTTCACGATCGCCAAGACCGGCCCGAAAAACGGCTACCGTGAACACGTGATGGCGGTTGACCCGGAAATCACCGACGTTGCCGTGGTCCGGCCGGAGCCGGGCAAGATCAACATTTTCCCGCTGATGCGCACCGGCCTGCCGACATCAGCGCTCAAGAACGCTGTGCTTGCCTATCTCGACCCGGAAACACGCCGGGCCATGGGCGACGATGTTACCATCCTTTCGCCGGAGCCGGTTGATTTCGACATGGTTTTAACGGTGCGGGTCGCCCAGGCGATCGCCGGGATGGAGGCAAAAGCCCGCGCTGCCGCAATCGCCGCTTTCACGCCATGGACACAAACGCTCGGCAGTCAGGTAGCGCCGTCGGTCATCATCGCGGCCGTCAAGGCGGTGCCCGATGTCACCGACGTTTCCTTGACCGGTTTTGCCTTTACCGATCTCGCCGCACACCGCTTCGCAGCCCTTGCCAGCCTGACGGTCAATGTCGTGGTGGCCGCCGATGTCTGATCCCTTCATCCCGGCCTCGCTTGTCCCTCCCGGCGTCAATGACCAGCGCGGCCGCGACTTCGCAGCCGCCTTGAGCAATGTGCTGTCCAGCTTCAGCACCTCGGCGCTGCTCATCCAAGACCCGCTGACGGTTGACGCCCGGCTGTTGCCGATCCTGACCGTCGAACTTGGCATGACCGAATTCATGACGCCCGGCTTGCTTGAGACCCATGTGCGCGAGCTGCTGGCTCGTGCGCCGGAAATCCACGCCTGGACCGGCACGGTCTACGGCACCAAGCGGGCGCTTGGCGCGTTAGGAATTACCGTCGATTGGACGCAGTGGTGGCAGACGACGCCGAAAGGCCCGCATGACACCCATACCGTCATTGCCTACGTCAACGATCATCTGACGGCCGGAAACGACAACCTCTTCAGCGCCGCCACGCAATACGCCGTCAGGCGGATTATCGAGGCCACGCAACGGTGGTCGCAAGAGATCAGCTTTCTGCTCGGCATCAAGTTCGGCAATTCGGCCGGTCTGACGAGCGCTGTCCAGAACGTGGCCGTAGTGCGCCCCACGGCCGAAGCTGTGCCGCCCGTGCCGAATGCGCGGGCGGGCCTTGCTGCCGTTATCCAGAGTTTTGTCGGAGTGCGGCGCTCGGCCGACGCAGCTGCACCGCAGACCGCCACGCGGGCCGGGCTGGCTGCTTCCCTTTCCAGTCTGTCATGCGTTCGGGCGGTCATGCACGTGTTCCTGCCACCCGCCGCACTGGAGCCGCTGCCGGGCGGCCACGCCTTCGTGGTCGATACGCCGACCGGCGACAAATTCGTGATTGATCACGGTGATCGATTCATTTTCAGCAAGGTGAACCCATGAATGCTTTGATACCGATGCTGACCCGCGAGGGCATGAGAGCGGTATTCCGCGCCGACAGTGAGGGGCTTTCCGCCCGGGTCTCGCATATCGCTTTTGGCGATCAGGCTTACCAGCCGGACGGTTCCGAAACCGAATTGGGAAACGAGCGCATGCGCGTTCCCGTCGCGGGCGGCAGTTGGGTGGGTGACTTCACCATTCACCTCACGGCGCTGCTCGACAGCGGGCCGAGCTTCTGGATCAAGGAAGTCGGCTTCATCCTGACCGATGGAACGATGCTGGCCGTTTGGTCAGATACGGACACGCCGCTCGCCTACAAGACGGCAGGCGTGCCGATCGTCACTGCCTTCGACCTGACGCTTGAAGCGCTGCCCGCGTCGGCCGTGACCGTCGAGGCTGGCGATGTCGATCTGACGCTCTTTTTCGGTTCCGACTTCGCCCAGATGGGCGCTGCCATCATGGGCAACGCCAGCCGCCTGATGGCCTTGCGAGACCGGCTGGACGCCGTGGAAGCCGACGAGCGGGTGGAAGGGGCACTCGCGGAAATCCGCCGCCTCTCGATCGAAGTTGACAACATCCGCGCCGCGATAGCCGCGCTCTAACCCAAAGGAACCGACATGAGCCTTACAAGTGACATCGCAACCCTCGTTGGAAGAGCGGATGCGCTCATCAACATCTTCGACGCAAAGAAAGCCGCGATCGACGCCGCTGTCGCCGCCGCGATTGCAACGCTGCCGGAAATGTCGCGGACCTACTACGTCGATCAGGTCGCCGGGAACAATGCCAACAGCGGGCTGGTGCCTGAGCAGCCTTTTCAGACCATCGACCGGGCGCTTTCCTTGGCCGGAGCCGGCCGATACGTCGATATCAGGCTGATGGCGAACTACACGTTCACGTCGCCGCGTATCGGCCTTCGTGCGGGCCAGCATCTGAAGCTTGGCTCTCACCTCTCCGTGTCCGGCAGCATCCGCTACAAGGTCTTCCTCGGTGTCCACGCCCGCCCTGAACCGGAAGTCGTCGGCGACTGGGAGGTTGGCGGCTTTTATTGCCCGTCCTTTGGTTCCAACAGCATCAACGCGTCTTCGATCGAGATCGTGTTTCCGGCCGCACCGGGAGCCGGTGTCATGGTCAACGACAGCTATAACGGCTTCCTCGCTGGAAACGTCACGGATGGGCCGCCTGTGATTGGTCTGGAACTGAACGGGTGCACAGTCACCCGCCCGGCCGGTTCCGTTGGCGTGATCTTTGGTGCCCGCACGCACTTTGCTGCCCTGATGGTCAAGAACACCACCTTTGTCACCCCCGATATGGCGGGCAAATGGGTCGCCGGTGTCGCGGGCGGCTCAACACCCGCATCGGTTGGCTGGGTCGCATCCAACCTCGCAACCCTTTAATCGGAGAACACGACGATGCAGACTTTCACCATCGAATACCAGGGCGTGACCTATGCCAACTTCAGCGAAGGTGCCCTCATCGCCTCCGGCGTGCCTGCCGCCGTCCTTGACGCGGCGAAGGCCGCCAACAGACGCGAAGAGATCAAGACCGAATGCCGCCGACGCATCTATGGCACCGCAAGCGCCGAAGCCCAGATGAACATCAGCGGGGCGGCTTCGCTTGCCTCGGCCAAAGTTGCTGCCGATCGCTCGGCCGAAGAGACGGCGCTGCTCGAAACCTTCGCCCTGGCGCTGAAGTGGATCTCTGACATGCGGGCATCGGTCGAAACGCTTTCGGCTGATCCGGTATCCGACTTCCTGACGGAAGACGCCTGGCCGGATTGCCCCGCCGCTGTTCTCGCGCTCTGCGATCAGTTCTAACGAGGAGCCACGGATGGAGCCGCCACGTATCTACCTCACCCAAGCCTTGCTCGGTGACTTGGAAAACCCCGCAGCCGCCGCAGAACTTGCGGCGACACTCACGCCGCCGCTTCTCGCCACCGGCCCGATCGCCGCCCGCTTCGCGGCGGTCGAGACGGCCGCCAATGGCGCGGACCCGCGCCGACTGGTGTCGGACCTCTATCAGTCGATGCTTGCCTCGGCAGCGAACGCCGCCATTGCCGCCGCGCATGTCAGTCCCGGCTTCTACGATTTCAAACGGCGAATATATAAAGAGAACGGCTTGGCGGCGGGCCGAGCCGAGGCGGCGATCGTCTCCGTTGCAAGGCCCAGCCAAGGCTACGGGCCATTGGGCGCTCTGCCCCAGGTGACTTATCCGGCCAACACGCCGAGATGGGGCAAGAACGGCCTCGAAGTCTATCGCGCCCACGCCAATCTCATGGCCAATTCGGAGTTTGCGGGCGGCAAGGTCGGCGTCATCGGCGCGGGCGGCATATTGCCTGATGGCTTCAATCTCAGCGACAACGGCTTTGCGTGTGAAATCCTCGCCATTACCGAAGAGGGCAACGCGCAGCGCATGCGCGTTAGACTTTCGCGCACAGGCGCCAATCCGAACAAGTCGGTGACGTTGCGGCCTGTGCCCTATGTTGGCGAAACGCTTGCCGCCGCTTCCGGCCGTGCCGCCCACGCGCTCGTCCGCGTGCTGGCTTCGGACAATATTGCAGACTTCCGGCTCACGATCGCCGAGATCAACAGCGGCGTGCACCGAGAATCGGACAAAATCCCGCTAACCGGCGAGTGGAAACATATCGTGGCATTCCTGCGTGGCGAGGTCGGGAACCGGATCAATTGGGGCTTTATCGCTAATCCCGCCGAAGCCCATAGTTTTTCCATCGAGTTCGAAATCACGACCTTGATGTATCAGCAGGCCAATGCGATCGACGATATCACGCCCTGGGCACCGGGACCGCGCCGGACCCTGGCCAACAATCTCGTGACCAACATCACCGCCGCTGGAGCGGTCGCGGGTGTCATTGGTTCCGGTGGCAGCGTCCCGACCAGTTGGGAGCGCAGTAACACCATGCCGCTCGAAATCATCAGCGTGACAACGGTGGGTGGCGTAAAGCGCGTCAGGGCGAAATTCAGCCGGACGGGCGGGGCACCCGTTCTCGCCACCTGCGCGTTGCGCCCCATCGGCTACGCGAACCGGCTCGTACTGTCGAACGACCTTTATGGAGCCGTGGCCAACGCTCGCATCATTGCCAGCACCGGCATCAACAATACGCGTCTTCTCTGGACAGAACTGACATCGGCCGATGTCCTTGTTACCAATCACGTGGTGGACATTCCGAGAGACGGCGAATTCCACAAGGTCGCGGCGGTCGCAACACCCGTCAACGCCAACGGAAAGGGATACGTGCAGTTCGTCTTCGAACCGCTGACGACGACGAACGATTTCTCCGTCGAGTTTGAATTTGACGCCGAGGTCGAATTTGGCATCGTCACCTATCCAATCATCAATGTGGCGGCCGATGACGCGACCCTTTCGCTGCCAAGCGGGACGTTTGACATTCATTTGCCAGGCGAACGCGGCGGCCACATTCTGCTCAATCAAACCGGCGTTATTCCCCTAACGCCTCCCGCAGGTCAGAGCAGCCTGATTGCCAAACTGGCGACCTTGATGGAAGTCGGCAGGGCGAACGTGGACCGCGCTGATTTTGCCGAGGCTTTGGACCGGCCCGTGTTTTCGGAAGCACTCATCACCACGCAAGTGCCCGCCGAATGGGGCGGCGTTCATTGCCGCCCTGACGCCGATTATGCAATTACGCGGGCGACCAACAAGCGCAACCGCCTGCGCTTCGAATGCCGCCCAGGCGACCGGCCGGTATGGAACGCGCCCGACACGGAGCGGTCGGAAGTCTTTCAAAACGGCCTCGTTCCGTTTGTCGAGCGGCGGTACTTTTCGTTTTCGACGATGATCGAGCCCGCAACGGTGATCGACGCGAAAAGCTGGTTCCTCTTCGCACAGCTTCACAATTCGCAAGATGCCACCGACGGCGTGACATCGCCCGCCTTTGCCTTTGAATTGCAGGCAGGCAGCCAGCTTGCCATCGTTGTTCGCTCCAGCGCTCAAAATCCATTGGTGGTCAATCCCGGATCGAAGGCCCTTTTCCGCGACCCATATTTCAAGCTCGGCCGCTTCTATAATTGGGTTATCGAGCTGCGCTACGACAACAACGCGCAAACGTCGATTTTTCGGGTTTGGCGCGATGGAAAGCTGCTCTTCGATTACGATGGCCCGCTTGGCTACATCGACGCTATGCCGCCCTACATGAAAGCGGGCATCTACCGGAATAACTCCAATCGCATCGACGTGGTTCACCTCGTCAATTACGAATATGGGAATGACAGTTTGCTGGAGCGCATCAACGCGCCGCTTCCGATTAGCTGACCTTTGACCGGCGTTTGCCGGTCAGCTCCAGGTGCCCGGAGTGGTCGCCCACTCCGGAAACGGGGTCTTCTTTGCGAGAGCGGCCCCGTCGACAGCTCTCAAAGATAACCGTCACACCCGTTACCCCGCCGAAGCGAGGCGGGCCTGTGTGACCGATTCGTGCAAGGTTTGAAATGCCCCTCGACCACAATTCAATAGACGTCCCCACGACCCAGCCTCCGGCCGCATGGATTGGCGGCAAACGCCAGCTGGCCGCCCGACTTGTCGGCATGATCAATGCCACTCCCCACGTCTCCTATGCCGAACCGTTCGTTGGCATGGGCGGAGTGTTTTTCCGGCGCACCAAGGCTCCGCGATCGGAAGTCATCAACGATCGAAACGGTGAGGTCGTGAACCTGTTTCGCATCCTGCAACGGCACTATCCGCAGTTCATGGACACTCTCAAATTCCAAATCACATCGCGGCGGGAATTCGACCGCCTGAAGGCGTGTGACCCGGTGACACTGACCGATCTGGAGCGTGCGGCACGCTTCCTTTATCTCCAGAAACTGGCCTTCGGCGGGAAGGTGTCGGGCCAGAGTTTTGGCGTCAGTACCCGTGATTCGGCGAGGTTCAATCTCAATCGTCTTGCACCGCTTTTGGAGGACGTGCATGAGCGGCTTTCCGGCGTTGTGATCGAGAACTTGGATTGGCTGGCCTTCATTGATCGCTATGACCGGCCGGGCACCCTGTTCTATCTCGATCCGCCGTATTTCGGGAATGAAGACGACTATGGGAAAGCCCTGTTTGGGCGTGACCAGTTCGTCAAAATTGCAGAAAGGCTGCGCCGGATCGAAGGGAGCTTTATTCTCTCGATCAACGATGTCCCTCCGATCAGGGAAATCTTCTCGGCCTTCGATTTTAACGGAGCGGCTTTGAACTACTCGGTCGGCGGTGGCAAAGGCACTCCCGCGAAAGAGCTAATTGTTACAGGATAACAGCACTAGTCATGTTCCACCGGACTGACGGCGATCACGCCGGCCGGGACGGTTTCTGCAAAGCGCAAGCGCGTCGAACATGCGCTTGACGCGTCCATGTTGAGGTATACGGTGGTCGGGGTCAGGCGTAGCCAATCTCTAGACCCGGCGGAGTTGGATGGGGAGCACGAGACAATCGCGAGCTAAAGAAGCTTTTCCGATGATCTTCAATCACTGACTGTAGGGGCGGTTGACTGGAGGTCAGAAATGAACATTAAGAGCCTTCTTCTCGGCTCCGCTGCAGCTCTCGCAGCAGTATCCGGCGCCCAGGCAGCTGACGCAATC